TCAATACCTGTGCCACCTGCAATGTCTAAGGTTTCACTGTCTAGGTCAATGCTTAATGCTCCACCTGAATCACCCTGAAAGTCTAAATCACTAGCTGTAACTTGTGCATCTACATATGCTTTAATAGCTTTTGCAGAAGCAACTGTGTCATCACTACCTGATACAGAAGCTAAGTCTGTATCTAATACACCTGATTTAAGATTGTCTACTTCAATGTTAGATACAGTGTTGTTGTCAACATCTATTGTTTTGTTTGTAAGTGACTGCGAACCTGTAAGTGTAGCTACAGTAGAATCTATTGCAAAGGTAACAGCATTACCACTACCACTTGTGTCAATTCCTGTACCACCTGTGAGTGTAAGTGCTTCACTATCTAAGTCTATGTTTAACGCACCACCACTGTCTGCTTGGAAGTCTAAGTCTTGTGCAGTTACTGTAGCATCTACGTATGCCTTTACAGACTGCTGTGTAGGCACTAGAGTATTACTATTAGAAGACATGTCATCTTCATCAGCAAAAGCTGTAACTGTTATTGTACCGTCAGATAAACTGCCATAGGTAAGTGTTCCTGATACGTCAGCATTACCATTTATGTCAATAGTTGTGGCAGCTATTTGTACTTCTGTGTCTGCGACAATGTCAAGTTGTCCATCGGCACTTGAATGGATGTATATAGCTGTGTCTCTGAATTGTAACTTCTCTGTAGAAGCAATAAGTATGTCATCACTAAATTCAAAATAGTCCTCATCTTCTTTCCATGATAATACACCATTACTGCTATTAGCATCAAATGTTAATACAATATCGTTGTCATTATTAGCACCGATTGTAATCGTATTAGATAACAATGCACTAACAGGACCACCTTCTCCTGTAGTACCATCGTGTGTATGTCCTGTACTTGCAGCGAAAGCAGCTAATATCTGATTGAACTCATCATTGGTATGAGCTGCAGTTATTACGTCTCCATCTGTATACGAGGACTGTCTTGTATATGTATCACCCATTAACGTCTAGCTCCTAATTGATATTCTAACTGAAAACCTTTAAGTGAATATGGTGCAGTTGAACCACCATCATTTACTCTTAATGCTACAGCAAAACCTGAACCTTCTACTGCTTGTCTAACTAGTGGTTGTGATGCACCACCATATGTAGGTGTTCCATANNCTGATGTNCCATATATAGCNACAACATNTTCTGAATCTAACGGATATGCCGCAGGTCTTGCTGATGAAGCTGCTTCATAGTCATACCTAACAAATAAATCAGCATCTATTGCTGCTTCAGGTTTATAATTTACAACAACCCTTTGCATATGNTTTCTTATTCCCGGGTCATTAAAAGTTAAATCAGGACTTCTATATTTACCAAATATTTCTGTTCCATCAAAAGTATTACCGGATTCTTGCCTGTATATATAACCACCTGAGTATGCACCATGTAAAACTATTACATCTCCTTCTAAAACAAAATGGTCAGTAGAAGCAGGTCTTATTCCTCTTACCTCAGAGAACTCAAACTTTTGTCCTTTGAGCACACATATAATTCCTTTAGTCTGATTTTCAGCTACAGAACTTTTAGTAAAGAATATTCTATATTGTGTTTTATCTGGTATAACTATGCTATCAAATTCAGATGCACTAGATATGTTCTCATTAAATATAGACTGAACATTAGAACTTATAGTACCTAATTCCACGTCACCAATTCTTGCTGTACCTGCAATGGTTCTTAAACCATCAGGACCTAAGAATATAAGGTCACCTGCAAATTCTTGTATTGTATCACCATTTATACAACCAATGTCTCTTGTTACATCTGTTACTGCAAAATTAGCACTTGAACTTCCTGTTAGTTTAAATATTCTAGTTTCACAAAATATAAACAAGTCATCACGGAAAACTTTAATGCCTGTTATTTCATCATCTACTTTAAAGCTACCTGCACCTTGTCCACTACTAAAACCATCTTCATTAAAAGGTTCACTAAACACCACTTCTTGTTTAGTAGTTGATTTACCTGCATAGAACATATGATTTTTATGAGATACTACAAACTTAGAACCTGCTACAGAACTGTCACTTACATCTGTTGCAGCTAAACTAGAGTTAAATACTGTAGGTGCATTTGTACCATCTACGACTATTATCTTATCTGTACCATCAAAGTTAAACCGTTCAAAGCTATACTTTAATGCACCTGTTCTACCACTATCTCTGCTAGTCCATGATGAACCACCCGGAGTTGCACTATAAATGCTTGTACCCCTAGCAGCTAAAACAACATCACCAAACGTAGCCACCATAAGTACTTTTTCTGAAGCAGATGAAGTGTAGGGTACAACTACTGAAACATACTTAGAGAATCCATTTATACGTCTATAACCACCTTCAATGTCAGGCTCAAAGTTTTCTAACTCTAATGCTTCACCCGGTTGCATCATAAAGGTAGACTTGTTTAAGACTAAGCCACCTTCACAGTTAAATGCTGAAGGCACTGTTTGAGATTGGTCTGCCATTATAATGCCCTAATATCTACACTACCTGAGTTATAAACTCCTGTTCTAGGTATAAATGTTGAACGTAGATAAGAAAACTTATTGACAAGTAATGTCTGCATATTCTTAATGCCTTGTTCAAATCTTTGCATATTAAGTTGATACTGTTGTGTCTCACCTCTATACTGATACACAAATGCTGTAGCACCATCTATGATTACAGGTGCAAATCTATCAGGTATGGTTGTTGTGTCTCCATGTGCAGATAAGTCATCAGGAAATGTGTAGTAGTCAAACTTTATTGCGTATGATTTATTGGGGTATGGATATAATAAATAATTATTGTCAGGTGTTCTTACTACATATTCAGGAACACCACCTCTATCAAACTGTGTTACTGTGACACCACTAGCTATTGAAGCAGCCGTTGTGCTTGCTGCACCTCTTGTACAACCTGTAAATGTAGTACTAGTTACTCCTGTATAAGTAATTGTTTCATTACCTATAACTATAGTACCTGCACTATCAAATCCTGTAGTACTTGCTACAGTTATAGTTGTTACACTATCTGTATGTGTTGTACTAGTAGTTGTACTTTCTATTTCATCTTCTTGATTTACAACTCTATTTATATAGTCATTGTAATCAAGCAATCCTAATTTATACCCACTATTGCCTAAGTCACTATCTTTGACTATTCTAAATGTATTATAATCTACTGTCTTAGTAGAAGTAGGTAAACTATATCTAACCACACCTGCTGTCAGTGTCTGCGTAGCAGTAGCATGATTAAATGGGTAGTTAAACTCTCGCTGATTAATAAAACGTATAGATTCATTAACTGCGTTTTGGCATTGAACTTGTATACCCCTAGCACTAGAAAAAGTTGACGAAGTTAATGCAACCTCATTCAACCTTGCTATTACTTTATTTGTTAGTGTTAGGTAAGTTTCTGCCATAATAATTCCTATAAAGATAAGAGAGCAAGTTGCCCTGCTCCCTTATATATGATTTAAGCTAAAGTGTCTCTGTCAACTTCGTTGGCATTGAAACCGTCACCACCCATGTCACTGACATCGGCTAGTACTGCGTATACTCTTATCTTACCTGCTGAGAAGGTTGCACCATCTCCTGCAAAAGTAAGGTCAAGTGTATCTGCTGTAGCAAGAACAACATCTGCTGATACTGTTACACTTGGAGCATAAGCCAAGTCTGCAGCACCGTCAATGTCAAATGCAGTTACATATTCGTTGTCATCTGCTGTTCCTAGAATAGCAGTAGCATTAGTACCTGTATTCATAGTAGCACTCTCAACAACTTGAAAACCTGCTGCAATTATTTTAGTATTTGCAGGGATTGTCAAACATTGAACTACGTCACCTGATGAACAATCTATTGCTTGTGCAGTAAGGTCAATAGTTTTTTGTAGTTGATAAGGTGCTCTACCTCTTGAGCTATTACCGTGGGCAGGTAATAATAAACTTGTAATTGTAGCCATTGATTACTCTCCCTTTACGCTAAGTGATAAGCGGCAGTACAGATTGCTTCAGGGCGAAGAATCTTTCTACCATATAAATGCATACCACGAACAATATCAGCAAAAGAATCAGGGTCTCTATAAGTCTCTGTCTTGTTGATTTGCTCGGCAGTAGCTATAGATGAAGAGTGACCAGCAACAACAATACCAAAGTTTGTAGAACTATTAGTACCTGTATTAGAAGGTCCTGTTCCTATACTTGGAAGATTATTTGACTGATACACTTTAAATCCGTGTAGGTTATTTAAGATTAAACCATTCTGTAATCCTGAACCACCAAAGTCTGCATCAAATAATCTTGAATCTTCATCCTTTAGTACTTCAATGAATACTGGGTCTAATACCAACCATCTACCATTAGTGTCAACATTTTGTTGGTCTAATAGTCTTGACATTCTAGCTATAACTGTCAATGGGTGTCTATCACCCGCCGCAGGAGCCGCAGTAGTAGCTCCACCAGTTCT